GAAGTACGACCACCACTAAAACTAATTAAGGCAGGCCCTTGTATTTTGTATGGATTATTTATCTTCTTTCTCCTTTTTCTTGGGATATGCTTTCCACAATTTTTCGTTATATTCTTTCTCCGCTTTGCGATTCTTTTTCTTTCTTCTTCTGATAAAACTCATAGTTTATCGATAATAATTATTTGAGTAACTAGCAAAAGACCCAGCAACAAATTGGAGAAAAAAATTAATATCGCTAGTATTAGATGATACCAAATCCAGCGAGTAGCATAAGCGTTCTTTATGGATAGATCGTTTGGGTCGTATTCTTCTTTTTCCATATTAATCCCAGTTTATACCAGTTTTATTTTCTTCTAAAATCTCTAAAACTGCATTCTTTCTGAACAAAGTTTTGATTGAATAATCTACATTACCACTATTGGACTTTACAATTCCTGCACGAACCACGTTCATTCTGTTGAACTCTAACCCTTGATCGAGCGATATATCGGTACAAGTTTGTTCGTCTGCCAACCACATACTAATAACTAGCCTTGTTGAATTAACAATGGAACTAGCACCAAGTATTTCTTGCCTATGACTGAGCGCATCATTAGAACTATTTGAGAGTGCACTTTTATTTAAATGATGTGTCGTGATTGTACTTACGCCAAGATTAGAAGATATTTGACTGGTAAAAGAACCCCATAACTGACCAGCTTCATTACTTTGACTAATACTTGCTGTCGTAAATGCTTGTAAAGGATCGAAACATACCATTTTTAATTTAGGAATCGTTGCTAATTCTTCCATAAGCTCATGCGCTTGATTCGTTAATCCTTCTTCTCGTAACAATATTAATGGTTCTTTTTGCTCTGGTACTGGAAAAATATAAATATCATTGTCGTAATCAAACCTTCTGCCAAGAGGATCGAGCATATCAACTCTTCTATGAATTTCCTGGAGTGAATCTTCAGCAGCAAATATCAAACTTGAACCAGTTTCTTTTATATCTTTACCCCACCATTTACCGCCAGTCGCTATTGCTACTGCTAATTGAATGACACTATAAGATTTTCCCACGCCACCAATAGAAGCTATGACCGCAGGAGAACCTAAGGGTATAAACCTATCAACTAAAAACTTAACTTCCTCTGGCTTACCAACTAAATTTTTAATTGAATACTTTCTTAAATTAAACTTGGTTTCTAATATTTCTGACCTAACTCTTTCTGTGCCATATTTTTGATGTAAGTCGTTAAAATCTCCTTCTTCACTCGGTATTCTGACCAAACAATTAGGCATCTTTGCGCTAATTTCATCTCCTTTTTTTAAACCCACTCCAGAGGCATCATGATCAAACGCTAAAATTATCTTACCAAGAAAGTATTTACGAATATTTTGTACAGCTTTCATGCCAAAGTAAGAACTAAAACAAACTGCTACTGCTACTTCGTCATTCAAAGACTCAGCAATACTTGCGCCAGTCGCATAGCCTTCACAAATAATAAGTGTGTCTAACTCACTGAAATCCGACCATTCAAAATTTAAATTAAAGATTGAACCATTGACCTCAGAAGCCGAAACAAATCTTTTAATAAATTCATCATTATTTTTCTTAGACTTTGCAGTAATGTACTGCAAACTTCTTAGCTCTTGACTGGCATCATTGACACGTCTGTTAAAATTGTAGATAGGAATTACTAAACTATCTTTAATAATTCTTAACCCATAATTTTTAACACCTTTTTTGGATAAATACGCATGATTCACGCATTTACTAGAATTTTTCAACCTATTAGCGCAATCTTCCGCTACTTGATTTTGCCTTTCTGTCTTATATTCGTCTGCCCTTTGCTTGGCTTCGTTGATTTCGGCCTTTAATTTTTTTTGGTCGATTGGAGATAGTTTATTTACATTGGTATTAGTCCATTTGTAAGTTTCTTGACTACGCCAGTTACCATAAGTACAGGCTTGATAGTTACCTGTCTCAAAAAAACAGTACCAACCGCTTTTCTCGTTGCTTTTGTCGTTTCTGTGATTTGCACCGCCAGTTACTTTGACTCTAATTACTTCTCCAGAGGTGTCTATGCTCGAAACCAATAAACCATTGGCGTTCATCTCAGAAATTAAATCTGCAATGTCTTTTCCTGCACTTCCAAAATGTAATTCTTTGTCTAATACTAAACCATTCTCATAAAATTTAGTCAGATCCATTATCGTTACCTAGCTCGGATTCAAAATCCAAGTAATTTAAAATTATTGTATTGAAAAAAGAATCTCTTTGTTCGTTAGACCATTTGTGCAACTCAAAGCTACCAGTCTGTTTTGCAATCTCTAAGTATTTATCCTTGCTTTCTTTCCTTGCGTATGCAATTCCATCTTTGTTTGTATAAGATTTTCTAGCAAGTTTTTCTCCTTTTTCAATTCTCTCCTTTATTCTCTCTAAATGCTCCATTGAGCAACTACCATAATAAACATTGTTATGTTTGTAAAGAAACCCCTGTGCAGGGAGTCCACACTCCCCACACAACGAACTTTTCTTCATTTAAAAAGGGATTTCTTCGCTGTCTAAAGGATCAACCTCTACTGGCTTTGGCGTAGCTACATCTTCTTTGGGAAGAATAGATTCGCCTTGCTCGGCTTTACCAAAACCTTTACCAAACTGACTGTCTATTTCTGGATAACCATTGTCATTAATTTTTACCATAGCAGTAAAATCAATTCCTTTAAGTTCCTCAGTATTTTTAAGAGTAGTCAAACCACAAGCACTAGCTAAAGCTGATAAATCAGTTTTACTGTACTCTACCGACTTAGGAGAGTTTGGATTAGCAACTGTAAATAAACCAGATACCAATCTGCCACCAAACTTTTTGCATTGGCTGATAGCAAACGTAAGTCTAATTCCAACCCACCCATTATCATTTCGCATCTCTTGCTCAGAAACATAGTGCATGGTATATCTACCAGGCGTTATCGGTTCATCTTCTTGGCCTACTTCTAAGCCACCATATTGTTCAAGATCCATTTCTTACCTCTTTATTATTTTTAGTTAAACAAACTGTGCATAAGAACAAGCCATTAGCTTTGTAAATAGCTTCTGACTCACACTCATCACAATAAATTATCTCGTCATCCATTACTTTTTCATCTCCTGTCTTATGACATCCCAATCTAAGGGAAGTTTATCTGGTAATCCATAACGATTTTTTGCTTGGCAAAATATTTGTTCATTACACCAAACAATTCTTTCTTCTGCTGATTGTTTGACTTTGGTTTCGGTTTTACCATTTTGTTTAACAATCACAGTTCCTTTTTTCATTTGTGCAAAAAACAAACAATCCAACCATTGAGTAATCTCTGGTCTAGCTTTTTTATGCACATCTAAAACATATCTTCGATATGGCATTTCTACAGAAGGATCATCTACTGTTTCAGTATGCACATGACCAATTAACATGATAGTTATGCCTTTTTCTCTTAATAATTCTAATTTTTTAAGATACTCCAACCAAATATCGACCGCATTATCGTAACCAGCATACCAATTAGCTTTCATATCTTTTACGTTGTATCTATTCATTACTTCTTGCCAAACATACAATTCAAATTTAGATAATGAATCCAACACATAAGTTTTATATTCATGTTCGTTATTTACAAGCCAATCTATATTTTTTATAACATCATTGTAAGATTTGGAATCGGAAAAAGCGTGAGGATCTTTGCCATCAACAGTTTTAACTTTTCCCATCCCATCTTCTAAATCTTCAAAAATAGGAGCAGTCAGTTTAGCTGCGTGAAAAGTTTTTCCCAATCCCATTTCCGCAAATAACGCCATCTTAGGTGCTTTCTGTATAGTTTTTTTTCTTATATTAACTAGACTCATCTTTTATCTCCTTCGTTTCAATAATTGTTGCTTCTTCAACGCCACTCTCCAAAGATTGTTTTAAATCATTAATCAATCTAGCTTTGTGATCGTTAAGAACATACAGTTTATTATTTAACTCTTGAATCTGTGGTTCTAAAAATTTCACAGTATTTAAGAGTTCCATTTGCTCTTTGCTTAAATCAGCTTCAAGATAATCTTTGCCGTCTAACGTAAGCGTAGGACTTTGTACTTCTTCAGTCATTTTTTACCTCTGTATTTTTTTTATATTCATCACATATTGATTTTGCAGGACAAAAGCGACAGCCTTCGACACTATATGCAAATACTGGAGATTCTGAGTCTGCTTCATCCAAAGCAGGTTTCAGAACATCAAACCCCCAATTCGTTAAATCCTCTACCGAACACGTAAAGCTCCTTATTGGCTCTTTGGCTCTCGGTTGTACTATAGTCATCATCACATTCATTCTAGGATCTTCTATATTGAATTCTGCTATAGCTCCTAAAGCGTATGTTGATAGTTGAGGATTAAAATTCTCTGGACTTACAGGCCATGTGCCTGTCTTTAAATCTATAACTTCTATGATGTCTTTACCCACCAGGATAATATCGGCAGTACCATATAAGTCTTGGTTAATCTCTGTTACATAAACTTTGCGCTCAATGTATTTCTCTGCTTCTAATTCTTTTTCTCTTTTATTGACATAATCTGTATAAAATTTTGCCCAATCACAGTGCTCTTGCTCAATGTTGATTTCCACATCTTCAACCATCATGGTTTTGCCTAACCAATAATCTTCTACTTTAAGATTATCAATACGATCTTTCAAAATCGTTTCAGATATTTCGTGTACCGCAGTTCCAAGATGTGCAGCAAAGTTAGCTTTGGGTTGTTCAACTTCTTGAGCTAAAGAACTCCAACCAGTACAGCCACCCAAATCTCTAAATAAACTAGAAGGCGGATGCTTTGAGTGTTGCGCCATTAATATTGCCTGTTCAGTATTTTTGTTATTCTCTATTGATGAAATTCTCACTTTCCATTTTCTCCACATCTTCAAGATCGTACAAAACCTTTCCAGATATTTTGTAGTAAGGGCAACCAACACCAGCAAGACGTTGATTGGCTAATGTGCGTGGACTCCTTTTCCAACGATTAGCTAGTTCTTTAGCCGTAATAAATTTTATGAAAGAGCAAAGAATGTGTTTTCGTGACCAACTAAAGATGGATGGTTTGTCCACTTCATTAGAGGACTCTCCGTGTATTTCAATATGTTCAACAACCTACGGTTTACAAGATACTTGCATCTGTGGAAGAAATTTGAAACAGATAAGTTCTTGGAATTCATACGATACTCTTACGAAGAAAAAGATAGTGATGCAGGCAATACAGAACAAGGATGCCTTCCCTCGTCAAAAACTTACTTTTTTGGCTGATGATCATAATATTTCTTTTGATAAAGCTAAACAGATTTTTGTTATTGATAAATTATAGGAAGTTGAATGTCTGAGAGAATTTCATCTCCGATTTTCTCTATGTTTTCCTTACTCGTTTTATCTTCAATATGCTGATAGCGTTGCATTATGGCTAATGATTTATGGCCCATAAGCTCTCCAGTCTGCAAAGTCTGTATATTTGCTGCATTGGTAGAAATTGTGCCAAAACTATGTCTTAAATCATGTAATCTAAGGTCTTTGCAGTTACAAGCTAATTTCACGCTGTTCCAGAGCCTTTTAGGATTTTTGATACAAAGTATCGTTTTTTTCTTTTTCTCGCCTTGTAGAGCCTGTATTACGCTCCGACTTTGAGAATTCAACCAAATTTTTCTGGTTTTGCCATCTTTATCAGTTTTATGTTCTTTTAACTCAATATAGTCACCATGCCAGTCATCCCATGTAGCACGAGCTAATTCCCCCTTTCTAGCGCCAGTAAAAATAAGTAAAAGAATAAAGCTGACTGAGTGCAACAAAGAGTTATCTTCATCTAATCTTCTGAATAATTCTCTAAAGATATTGAGCTTTTCTTCTGGTGTGTAATGTCTAGTTCTTTTTACCTCTGCGTGCTTCTTGATTCTACTAGCTGGATTGGTTTCTAAGTATTCGTAATCAATCGCAATCTCAAAGATAGTCTTTAAAATAGTCAGACAACGATTGGCAGTATATTTAGATCTTAAACTGAGTTCGTCAAACCAAGACTTAACATCTCCTCTGCTGATTGCATCTATTGGTAGATGACCAAAGCTAGGTTTGATGTCTTTCTCGTACAAGCGCACGTACTCTTGAATGGTCTTTCTGTTATTCATCTCCAACTGTTGTTGGTATTTAGCAAATACTTCGTCAGTAGTTGCCTTTTTACTGCTGTCATTCTTAGCCAAAGGATCAAAGCTAGTATCAAGCAACATCTTGGCTTGTAGTTCACTTGCAATCTTCCGTACTGTTTGTATAGGAGTTGCAGCGTTGCCTATCTTGATACTTCTTCTTTTGCCATTGATAGTATATTTAAGATAGTAGCTTATTTGTTTTTGCCCTTTGCTATTAGTCCAGGCTACTTGTTTGATGCTTTGGTTAAGTTTGTCTGAGGTTATCTTTTTCATATCACACTAAGTAAATTTCTAAGTTCCAAACAAACGCAAGGATAATGCCAAGCAATAATAAAATGATTAAGTCTTTAGGTTCTCTCATTATTTTCTCCTAGCTTTTTCTAGTCTGTAATCATTTAAAATAATTACTCCCTTATCTCTTAGAGCATCTTCTTTTTTAGTTTGCTCAATCATTCTGTCTATGTAATCTGTCATGCTTTCTCCTTTGTATAAACAAAGTGTACTAGATTAAAAGTGATAAAGCAAGTAGTTTAGTGATTATTAGTTAGATAATGACTTTATTGCGTTGAAAAGTGAATCTCGACTATCGTTGTTTTTCATATCTTGATCTTGAACAGTATAGCTTGCAACTTGCGTAGTATGTTTGACA